TTAGCAACTTCGGCTGATTTCTTAAGTTTATAAACTTTATTTTGTATCATAGTTTTTTATTAAAAATACGTTATTTGTAGAAAAAATAAAGGGTTTTACCCCTTTATTTCTTGATTTTAAGCTAACTTAAAGAACATTTCTCTTACCTTTGATGAAACGTATTTGTTTACATCTTTAGGTTCAATATTATTGGCTACCATAGTATCCATTTCTTCTTTGGTAATGTCAGCTACAACCCATCTGATTACTTCACCCATCTTTTTAACATCGATTGGTTCTTCATTTGGGAATACATTTTCAAGTGATTGGTTGAAACGACTTTCAGTTACAGCGTAGTCAACGAATTTTTGGATAGAACCCAATTTCTCAACGTCAACGGCTGCAAGTGTCTTAACCTTAGAGCTAGAGTGTTTTTCACCCTTCACCTTGAATCTATGAACGATACCGTTTACGTTGGTTGACCAAACAATACCTTCACCGATTCCAGAGAACCCAAAAGCTTTCGCTACAGGACATTCTTCTTCAACTGCGATAGTCAACTCGGATAATTGATTTTGAATCAACTGAGGCATGTTAAAATCGATATCGATAGAATATGTTGGGAAATCATCAATGTTGTAGATATTATCCTCTGGAGACTTTAAATAATGGTAAGGAATCCAGAAAGCTGGTTTTAATCTAGCTTCTTCTTCACTAGTAGTTATAGGTGAAACCTTAACCCCAAAGATAAAGAATGATTTAGGTAAATTTGAAATACCAACACCTTTTTGGATATTACCACCACACCATTCACCGTAGATTGTAACGATGTTATCTCTAGCATCAAATAAATTATGTGAATTTATCTGGTTAGCAAATTTTTTAAACGCTTCTTTGTGTGATTCAACGAAGAAAGCAAACCCAGCATTGTCTTTTTCAACAGTGATTATATTTTCACGAGATTGAGCCCAGTATTCACTTTCTGATTGGTCATAACCATAGTTGAACGATACAGCAGCGTTGGTTCCATGTAACTTTACAGTACCTTTAAATGTAAGTACTGGCTTAGCAAGAGTTGGGTCATAAATAGCATCACCATTTTCATCTAACCCGATGTAGTTGTAATGTCTATTGATATTCGTCACGACAGTTCTAAACTGTTCAATTGACGGGAATTTAATCATTTTTTTCATAATAAATATTTTTTAACGTGTTAAGTATAACATACAAATGTAAACACCGACTGCGTATCCAGTCCCAGAAAAACAAGCCATTTTGACTCTATCCATCATGGTTTTTGCTTCGATGATAAAAACAACGAATGGTAAAGATATAAAAGGACTTATAAATGCAAAAAACAAAGTTTGCATTAAATTCTTATCCGCAACTCCGTTTATATAAAAAGTCGTTACGATTTCTAAACAGAATGCGGATAAAAAGATAATAATGTATTTCTTCAAGATTAGAAGCTATACGATAAACTAGGCGTTACATAGTCAACCTTATCCCAGTTGCTATAAGTTAAACCATAAGTTATTTTACCAATAGTTCTAGTCAACCCAAATCCGTATTCAACGAATACCGCATTGTCTGTGATGAAATAACTACCTAATCCTAAAACTACATTACCACTAACTTCTTTGGTGAATGGAAATGCTTGTGTCGCTCTACCTTCGTAGTAATACTGAGCTAAATTGTCACCAGTTTGTGCAATTCCACATGTTGCTCCACGACCTACAGCTAAACCTAATGATAAGTTGTTACGTGTTACACCGTACTCTAAGCTTGGGTATGAAGTTTCATCAAAATGTTTACCATCTACATGGTTTCCGATTGAATAGCCAACAGACAAATACTTAGTTGTTTCTGATTTTGTTTGTGCGAATGCACTTAAGCTTACTAAAGCTAATACTAAAAATGTTAATTTTTTCATTTTTTTTTGTTTTTGTTTTTTGTTATTGTTATTTTTTGGTTAATCTTGTTAGTGATTATTTTGCTTTTAGCGTTTTAGCCATATTCTCAATTTCAATACATGATTCAAGCGTATCGCACGTATCTTTGTCAGTTCTTAATTCAACAATAGATGGATGTTGGGTTGACCAACCTTTATCAGTTTCTGAAAGACCACAACATCTAATTTGTACAACAGTACCCATTAGTTCTTCTTGTCTAGCAGTAACATCAGCCATCATAGCTTCAGTCATTCCACCAGGAGCTGTCTTCAATTTACCACACTCACTTTCCAATTGCAACACTGAAATTACATTCTCATTCTTCGTACCTTTAGCACCATAATTGAAACCGATGATTCTTAAATCCATATCCATTTCAAGTTTCATCTTGATTTGGTATGTTGGCTTACCATCTTTCCAACCAGCAGAGGCTTGTTTGATTATCGTTCCTTCTAAACCTCTATTTTGAGTATCCATAAAGTGTTCCATCGCTTCCTCGTAGGTTCTAATGAATCTTGTTTCAATAAGGTCAACTTGTTCATGGCTTTGATACTCAAGTCTTTTTCTTAACGCATTGAAACGCTCATGGTATTCAGTATCCGATTTGAATTCAAAATATTCATCAACACTTATCATATCCCAAACGGTGAATCTCATTTTATCCATGGCTTCAGCCAATGGTCCATGTTTTTCTTCAAATGCTGCAACTTTCTTAGCTGTTTCAACTTCACCTCTTTCATCTGCTTTCTCGAAGATATCCATGATAGAGTTTACCATACCGTTAGCTATGGTTCTTTTCACACCATCAATTGTTAACTCACCATTAAGCACACAGTCATCAAATTGAGATAGTTCTTCTAAAAACTTGGCACCAGTAAGTGTCGATACTTCACCTTGTCTTGAAATCAATTCAACTTCACAACTTCTGATGATTGCATTTCGGTATGTTCCGTCAGCTTTCACTTGCGACATAACGGCTTTACCTTTTTCGAATAACTTTAAAGCACCTTTCTCAGAGAATGACTTAGCACCTTGGTAAGGAGTTTCTTCAATTAACTTAGGTATAACTTTGTTGATTCCAGAGTCCATTCCTATTTTAAGGTTCTTGTCGATGATACGCTCAATAACATAAGCATCATCAGCATCTAAATAAGATAAGATACCCAATAAAAAATCAGTAGCCGCAGCACCAGTGTAGGTCCTATCCGAAAGACGAGTTAATTCTTCTATAGATTCTGCTAATGTCAATGTTGTTTCAACATTAGTATATTGCGGAATTTGTTTGATATAGAATTTAATTCTAGGTGAATGAGCCAAATAGATTACTCTTTTAAGCAATTCATCGTCTTTGTATTTTGATAGGATTTTTATCTTATCATTTTTACCACCAACAGCAGCAATTTCGTCAAGGATGTTTTTGATTGTCATTTTTGGGTGTGTTTTTTGGTATTCAGCTTTAGCTTTTGCCATGTTTTTCATTTCGAATTCGTGAATAGAAGCTTCTGCTCTATCGTTTTTCCAATCTTCACTCATAATTTTTATTTTGTTGTTAAATAATAAAAGCCAACTATTATAAACCCTAATATGATTACTGTTGCTATAAGGCAACCACAACCATGTTTCTCATTTTTAGATTCTGAAGCGGTTTCAACACCAGCTTCAATAACACCTACTATAAGTTCTCCGATTATTTCGTGTGGCATAAGTTATATTTTATTTGATTTCTAGATTACAAAGGTACTAAATTAATTTGACTCTACCAAATTTATTTTCAATAAAACATCTAAAAGGTCCCACATTCCTTTACCACCAGATGGTGTATTCAAGTACAACGCACCCTTAAACTCTTGATACTCTTTGGCATACATATCAATCTTGCCACCATGTTCAATGTTGGCAATTCTATCAGCTAACTTAAGAATAATCGCATCTTTGTTGCTAGCAGTCTTAGGAAGTGTTTTTTCTTTCTTTTCTTTTCTGTTACGACCCAATTCATCGGTAACACAATAAACCATTTCGGCAACTTCTTTACCAAAGTGTTTGTTTATGTCGTTATAACTAATACCATCATCTTCTATCGCATCGTGTAGTGCAGCTCCAATTAACATTTTATTACTTTTAAAATCAAATCGTTTTAAAACATCAATTACATCATAAATGTGTTTCATATACGGAAAAATTTCATCGTATCTTTGATTTTTATGTGCGTTTTCAGCAACAAATAAGGCATCTCTTAGTAATTTATCAGTGTATTCCATATTAAATATATTTTATTTTACACAAAGATACAAAATAATTTTAACTTTTACAAGTTTTCACATATTTATTATTAAATAACATCTTCAATAGATTCATAAACAATTTTAAAATGATAATTTATAAAACAACAAATTTAATTAACGGTAAAATATACGTAGGTCAAGACTCAAAAAATAACCCAAAATATTTAGGTTCTGGGATTGTATTAAACCATGCAATAAAAAAATACGGTAAAGATAACTTCAAAAAAGAAATACTTGAACATTGTATCGATAAAAATGATATGGATGAAAAAGAAAAATATTGGATTTCAGAATTAAATTCTAGAAATAGAAATATTGGCTATAATATAACAAAAGGTGGTGATGGTTGTTTAGGTTGTAAATTCCCAGATAGAGTTTTTACTAAAGAACATAAAGATAATATTAGTAAAAACCATGCTGATGTATCTGGTGAAAAAAACCCTATGTTTGGAAAAACGCATACTAATCTAGTTAAAGAAAAAACTAGATTACGTAATTTAGGTAAAAAAGCTAGTGATAAGACAAAAAGTAAAATGTCTGAACAAAGAAAAGGAGAAGGTAATAGTAAATCTAAATTAACCGAACAACAAGTATTGATGATTCGAGATTTATATTTTATTAATGGGGAATCACAAAAAAATTTAGCAATAAAATTCCAAGTTCAAGATGCGTGTATTTTTAAAATAGTAACATATCGAACTTGGAAACATATTTAATAATTTGTTTGCATTTCGTGAATAATTAGTTTACCTTCCTTATCATCTATTCTATCCAATTTAACGTAAGGTCTATCAAATTGTAAATCATGGTCATATTCATCAATAACGTTAACATAAAAATCGTTATCAGCCATAAGTATTGGTCTACGTCTATTTTTAACTAAAACACCTTTTTGGGTTAAGAATAAATTCTCTTCAATAAGAACAATTAATTTATCTTCCAAATTTAAGATTTCATTAGAGAATTTTGTTCTTAGTTCAATAAATTCTTCTTCGGTTGGTGCACCTTCATGAAGCGATACACCATCACCAGAGGTTCTGTGGTTATCAACATAATTTTGTCTATCATATATGATGTTATTAACCTCATTTGCTAGTTCTTTCAAATCATAACTAACAATAATTCCTTTGACATTAATTGTTTTCATTATTCTTCCACCTTTTCTTTCGCATGTTCATCACATAGCGTAAATAACCAACTTCCCTTTCTTAATTCTCCTGGGTTACCACATGTTTCACATAAGGTATAAGACATTTTCTCATACTTACTAATAATCTCAGCAGCACCTTCTGGGTAAGTTTCCAAATAGAATCTAAGACCACCAAACTTCTCTTTTACTTGAGTTGTTCGTTTGTCCCAACCTATTTCAATAAGTTCCTCAATCATAGATTTGATGATAGGGAACCAACCTTTACCAACACCGAAGTATCTAGCATCTACGATTGGTCCTCTATCCTCTCTATATATTCTTTCTAACCCACCTATGGAGATTAGAAATTCATTCATTTCTTCTATACTCATTATCTTCGTATTAAAAGGTATTCGTAATTTTCTTTCACCTCTTTCGGTAAATCAATTTCAGCACATGGATTGGTTGATTGATTAAAATCGTTCCAACCATAGGTTATGAAGTTATCTGGTGCGTATTGAGTATTATCTTTTCTCCATTTAGACTCTGTAACCGACCTTAAATGACACCCAGATAATCCAGGTATATGACTAGCACTAATTAGACTTCCATCTTTTAACTTTTCAAAATCAACTTCCCATGCACCACCATCTCGATAGTATGAAAAATGCCCATTTCCATAGATTAACCTTAAACACGTTTGTCCGTTAAGCGTTACAAATTGTGGGAATTCCCCTTTTTGTCCTTTCATTTTATCTAGCTATTAGAATGTATTGATACTCATTTGTTGGTTCTTCTTTTAATTCTTCTCTTGCGACCTTAATATCGCTTAAGAATTGATTGGCAATTGAATCTAAATCCAAACCATTCATATTGAACATTGCCTTATAGCTATCGACATAGGACATGTAGTGTTTATTTTCTTCTTTCATTACCAACTAATATTTAAGTAACTACCTTCTCTTTGGTCGCTAGATTGTTTAACAGTAAAACCTCGTTTGTTTAATTCTTTTATAACCAATGCATCAGCATAGATACCAACACTACACGCCATTTGATTTGCTTTAACTGCACGTTCAATCGCATTCAAACATACTTCAATTTGTTTGTTAACTTTTTCACCTAAAATAGTTTCTGCTGTTTTTTTAGCCCATTCGGCTGTAATTTCTTCTCTCATAATTAAAGCATTTTATATAATAATTTATCATCGTATTTGAACATAAATGTTTCAACCGATTCTACTTTTCCTTCTGCCAACCCAAAATACAATCCAGTGAATTGTTTTAAGTCTTGTTTACCACATACTTCAAACACAGCTTCGGCATATTTCTTTTTTTCAGATGCCATTATGTTTTTTGGTTTACGTAGTTTCAACTCATCCCACAACATATTCAATTTTACAACCAAAGCATCGTAAGATTCTTTTAACTTATAAAGTTCCTCTTTTCTTTCTGGAAATGTTGAGGCGAATTCTTCTATCTCATTGGTTTTAACAATTGTAAGGATATTGTGTTCAGCCGTTTTACCTTTTAAGTGGTGAACTGCCAAATAAGCTGGGTTTTTAATCTTAACACGGTTAAAATTAGCATCCACAACAACGTAACCTTCTTCCGACCATGGCATACCTTCAAATGTACGTAACAAAGCACCTACATCTTTAGCATTCAAATCAAACTTTTTAACCAATGGCAGTCCCAATGATATAGCAGCCATTTCTAAGTCTTTTCCAGATAATTCTTCTAGAGTTTCTCTATTTCTGATTGTAAGGATAGTAGCTGATGATTCACCGTGTGGTTTAACCACTATATTGTATGGAGTAGTTAACTCGAATACGTATATATGGTTTTTATCTAGTAAACAATCGTTGAAACCGTACTTGTTATTCACAGTATCCCAGAATAAGTCATTAAATGTAGTACCCATCTTGTTATTTACCTCTCCTTCACCCTCTGCCGTACCAGTAGTACCAGCAAACCATGTTTTTTTATTCCAATCCCAGTATGCTTGTATAAGAGTACCATCTAATTTCTCTAGAACACTAGCAGTATTCCAGTCAATCTTAGCGGCATTACCCTCTGCTGAGTTAAAAAACTTTCTAAATGCCAATGACATTACTTTCCATGTATCCATTTCAAGTATAAGACCACGAGAATCTTGCATTTCTGGCAACGCCATAAGTGTTGGTGACACTAATTGGTCATATTTTAAAAGTATTTTACCATCATACTCTCTAAATTTCAATTTAAAGTCCGATATTGTTTTTGATATCCCGTTTTTTCTGATGTATTTTTGTATTGCTAACATAATAATTTGTTTTAGATGACAAAAGTAATGAAAATATTTGGGTTTACCAAATATTATTCCTCTTTTTTATCGTCTTTATTGTTTTTTTTGTTTATTTTTCTTAATCTTTCTATTTTTTTAATTAAACCTTCATAGGTTTCGTTGTCTGCGGCATCTTTTACATCCATTAAAGCGGCATTATGGTTCGCTTCCATGTTATCTAACACCTTTTTTGCTGAATACATCGATACTAGCTCACTAAATTTGCTTATATCATCATCTTCAAAGATAATACCAGCTAAGAATATTAGTATAGTACCTATTTGAGATACACTAATATCACGAGTTTCTTTACCTTCTTCCATTAGGGCTTGACCCATTTGCATAAATTTACTACTTAAATCTAAACGTCTGTCTATGTTCTTCATATTTTTTTATACAAAGGTACTAATTAATTTGTTGATATGCAACTTCTTCAATTATTTTGAATAGTAATAACTTGGAACTCTTAATTTAATACCATATCTTTCACCAATAGCATCAACACCTTCTGTAAATCTAGTATCAAAATCACATGTTTCTTCTACCACCCCAGTTAAATAAAGGGTATATTGAGATTTACCCGAAAACCAATCTTTTTCTTTTTTGATTTCTTTAACACTTACTGTATAATAATTAAATTTATGGTCTTTCATAAACTCATTTAATTCCGCTATAAGAGTTTCTTCATCAATATCAATTTCAAATGTAATCCCCATTGATGTGAGTGATTCTGAAACCATTTCATTGTATTTTCCAAAGCTTCCATTGATGAGTACTTGAAATGGTACCCATTTTACAACATGTGGTTCATCGTGTTGTATTTCTCCAGTATATTTAGCCAAATAGGTATAACCCATGTTTCCATTTTTATGAATGGCAAAGACCAACTCTAAATCAGTTGCATCTAACCCAGTTTCTTCTTTACATTCTCTGATTGCAGTAACCATAGGGTCACCGTTATCTTCTGGGTCCATCTTACCACCAGGTAATCCAAAATCTTTGTGATTATCTTTTCTAGAAACCCCTAATACTAATCCTTCTTCGTTAATTAAAACTACTTGTGCTGTTATCATTTTTATTTTTTTATGTGTTTACTCTTTACTTTTGACGGTTTTAAGCAAAGGTACGATTTATTTTAAATTTAACCTAATTTTTACCTATATTTTTATATTTATAATAAAACAAAAACCATGTTCAAAAAACTAATAAGTCCACAAGTTTATACTTTTGAAACTGACAAAAGTGACCAAAAATCAGTTTTCGCACTTCCTAGACCAGCTTTGGGTGGTGGTACATTACCAACTGGTAGTAGTAGCAGTGGTACTGGTAATAACAATAATAACAATAACAACAATAACAAAAATTACATTCTATTGGAAAATGGTTTCTACCTTTTACAAGAAAATGGCTCAAAAATCTATCTTTAATCATGGCAGACCAAAAAATTAGTCAGTTACCTTCTGGTACATTATACCCACAAACAATATTCCCTATTGTTACGTTGGGTGAAACATCACAAACAACATTTGCTGCTATAACAAGTGCTTTGTCACTAGTTATTACTGGCGGTACTGGAACTAGTACTGGTACAACAATTACAGCAATGACCTTCAATCAAGGTACATACGATTTAACCGTTGACCAAAATGACGGAACTAGCTTTACTCAAAACTTTGGTATATTATCTTCTGATATGACTGTAACTGGTGGTACTTATGACATGATGACTGGTATTGTTCAATTCACTAATAATTCTGGTGGTACATTTAGTGTTACTGGTTTTGCTGTTGGTGCTACTGATACAGTTATTACTAACGTAGCATTTGACCCATCAACTAAATTTTTAACAATAGATGATTCTGCTGGTAATACGTTTAACACACAAATAAACGACTTCAACGGACTGAATGTTATTGGTAGCTTATCAGCTACAACTTTCTATGGTGATGGTTCAAACCTTACTGGTATTTCTGGTGGTGGTGCTGGTGCTTACTTACCATTATCTGGTGGTACAATGGATTCTAACGCTGATATTATTTTCGCTAATGGTTCAATGCTTAGTGAAGGAACTATAGATGCTTATCTTGGTGGTGCTAAAGGTTTAGCTCAAATTTGTAGTATTGGTTACGAATTAAAATGGGAAGCTGGAAGATTATATGTAATGAATCAAGGTGGTACGCAAATTAGAGAAGTTAAATATCAATTATTTTACGCTCCAAGTAATACTGATGATGATACGAAAGGTTTTTATGTTGGAAGTAGATGGGTATTAGATAACGGAAATGTTTATGTTTGTACTGACGCTACAACTGGAAACGCTATTTGGCAATTAAAATTTACTGAAGTTAATATAAGTGCAATGACATTTAACAATGGTACATATGACCTTACAATCAACCAAAATGACGGAACTAGCTTTACTCAAAGTTTAGGTGTGTTAGCTACAGATATGACTGTAACTGGTGGTACTTATAATATCAATACAGGTATCGTTGAATTTGTTAATAATTCTGGTGGTACATTTAGTGTTACTGGTTTTGCTAGTGGTTTCACTGATGCAACAATCGCTAACTTCACATATAACAACGCAAATAAATTTACAATTACAGATACAACTGGTGGAACTTTCAACGCTTCATTCAATACCGTTACTGGATTAACTGTAACTGGTAGTTTATCTGCTACAACATTCTATGGTGATGGTAGCAATCTTACTGGTATTGCTGGTGGTGCTAGTGTATTCACTGTAGGTTCTGGTGGAACACTATCAATCAAAGCTAACAACCCAACAACCAACGCTGTTGGTAACTATTCTTTCGCTAATAACTTTACTACAACTGCTAGAGGTAACTATTCTGTTGCTCAAAATGAAAGTAGTTATGCATTGGGTCAAGGTTCTCATGCTGAAGGTAGAAATACAAATGCTATTGGTATGGCAAGTCATGCTGAAGGTTTTAGAACATATGCTGGTGATAAATATTTCCCAGTAATTACTGCAACTGGTAAAACACTTATCGTTGGACCAACAGGTGTTGATTTTAGTGCAGATTTTAATCCTACTGGATATCTAATTTCAGATGCTTATTATACTTACCAATACACTGGATATACATATTCAGCACCTAACTTTACATTCGGATTAACTGTAACTGGTTTTAGTGGTACTAGAGTAGTTGATAGTCAATTTAGAGCTAGTCTTTTAACACCTTTTGCTAGTGGTGGAAATTCACATGCTGAAGGTAATCAGTCAAAAGCCATTGGTTCTGCCAGTCATGCTGAAGGTGCTGGAAGTATTGCTTACGGTAATAATTCACATGCTGAGGGTAATGGTTCTGTTGCAAGTGGTTTAACATCACACGCTGAAGGTTATTCAGCGTTCGCTATTGGTAATTATTCACATGCTGAAGGTTATTATACTCAAGCTAAAGGTTGGTATTCACACGCTGAAGGTCTTTCAACATATGCTAACGGTAATTCATGTCACTCTGAAGGACAGAATACAGTTGCTGATGGTGGTGGT